TGGCAATGGTAATAATGGCAACAATAATAATACTGGCAACAATGGCAATAACAATAATATTGCACCCGGATTAGAAAAAATAATTTCTAGTATTTAATGAAAAAATATAAATTCTACTAGCAATATATAATGTCAATAAATTTAACAACAAATGATATTCGCGAAAACAAAACGGCAAATATACAATATTCATATCCGGTTGCTTCCGTAAATGGTTCAAACCCATATTTGCTCAATTTTTACGGATTAAACCAAAATTTTTCCGCATCATTTACCCACAATGGGTCAAGTACCTATATTAGCGGTGTTTGTGTAAAGGCTACTATTACTGAAAAATCCCATATTTTAGCAAACGATTCTGCAAGTAATGCCGAATTAGTTTTGGAGCACAAAAATCAAGCCAACATGACATTTTATGTAGTAGTTCCTGTATTTTTGCAAAAAAATTCGGCTAATCCAATGGAACTTGAACCTGAATCAGTATTTGATTTAAATGAAAAAATCAAAAATAATAAACCAACGATTGTTTGTTATAAAGCAAGTAAAAATTACGTTTTTGTATTTGAAGAACCTGTTTACATAAACAGTTCTGTCACTATAAAACCCCCAATGATTGATGTATTTGACAAAATATCAACAACTTCTGCATTTAACAAAATATCAACAACTGCATTTAGGGCATCAAACGGACAAAATGTTAAAGACGAAGTTGTATGCGAGTATGTAACCCAAACAAATAAAAAATCAAAACCCGCGAAGACAAAAATGGTGACATCTATTTTAACGTGGTTTTTTATAATGTTTGGAATTTTATTATGTTTAACCTATTTTTTGACACTTGTATCAAACCAAGCAACCGAAGAATCGGCAAATACAATTTATATTGTTACTGCCGGAATTGGTATAATATTGTTCATATCCTATATTCGCATGTTTACAAATACAAGAAGAAGAAAAATCCCATATGGGTCTATGACTATTTTATCAATAATGACAATTTTAATGCCATTGTTGGCTTACAATGGTTTTTTGAAAAAACCGGCAATTGAATAAAATTATGGTTTTGACCAAAAAACCCCGGCAATTCCAATATAAAAGTTAAAAAAAAGGAACAAAGTCCTATTTTTTAATTTAAACCGATGAACATTTAAAACGGCACGCTTTGCGTGCCTTAATAAATGGTTATCGGTCACGAACCTAGAAGAAAAAACGGCACTTTGTGCCGTTTTAATTCTTTGACGGTTTAATTAATTAATTTTTTTATACAAATACAATAATATTTTTTATAACATTTTTTATAACATTTTTTATAACATTTTTTATAACATTTTTTATAACATTTTTTATAACATTTTTTATAACATTTTTTATACAAATACAACAACATTTTTTATAAAGAATTTTTTCAAAGAAAACGCGCGATTCGTCTTACCTGGTTGCGCTGGTCAGTTGTCTGCGGAGAAGGCACCTGTCCATTGCAGAAATATTGTGCCATTGGGTCTTTGGGCATTTTATAAACAAAAGTCTTAGTTCCAAAGTAGTTCTCCTTTCGCTGGTCATGCGCATACTGAATATATTCAAACAGCTCCGTCTCTGTCAACTCCATACACAACATATGGAGCACAACCGCCGCCACAGTTCCAGCTCTACCATGTCCGCCTGCACAATGTAAATAAACTTTTTTGCCCATTTGCAATAGTTCCACAATTTTTAAAGCAAGGTTGACAATAATTTCGTCTTTGACTGTTTCCATGTCTTCAATTGGCTCGTGAATAAATGTGCATCTAGCCGGCAATTTATCATCATATCTTGGAAAATAGCTCTTATCAACCGTTTTTCCATATTCCGTGTTCAAAGACACAAACACGTCAATGCCCGAATCCAAAATGGATTGTAAATAACCGGGTCTGTCGGGATAGCTTCCAACTGCAAACAGTTGGCGAATAAGCCAGTTAGATTCGACAGTTGGACCCATAAAATATATGTCCTGTTTGTATCGGTTCTGCTCATATCCTTTGCCAACAATCCAGTTTCGCGATGGCTCGATATTCAGTTCCTCTTGTTCTTGTTTTTCTTCATCTTGCGAAACGCCGGTTCCAGAAACGCAACTGCCAATTGAAAACACTCCGGACATGTCGGTTCCAGATACACAACTTCCAATCTTGAATATAGTGTTCATTTTATAAAATAAGATAAATACTTTGAGATTTTAATACTTTGAGATTTTAATACTTTGAGATTTTAATACTTTGAGATTTTAATACTTTGAGATTTTTAAGATATATATTTTGATTTGAGTCATAATATATATTGGATTTTATGCCTTTTGTAAAAATACAAAAAAAGATTTCAATTTTAAAGGGAACCAAGGTTCCCTTTTAATCCCTCCTTTTATTTTTCTGGGATTATAAAGGGAACGACGAGTTCCCTTTAGTATGGGATTAAAAGGGAACGACGAGTTCCCTTTAGTATGGGATTAAAAGGGAACGACGAGTTCCCTTTGTTCCCTTTATATGGCCATCGATGCATTATGGATATCTGAAGAAACCGGTTTGTATTCGCTCATTGTATAGCTAATCAAACTGCTTTTTCCAACTGGTGCCATTTGTTGCACAACCTCCTCCTCCAAACTGGTGGCCAATGGTGGGTTCATTTCGGATAACTCGGCATCCTTCTTTGCCTGTGACGGTGTATGCAACATCATCGGAACGCGGTTATTAACTCGTGCACTTCTTCTTACAATTTCGTAAGCAACAAACAAGAACACAACTCCTAAAATGGGATTGTAAGTCATAAAAACGTAAAGTGTAACCAAGAGAATTCCGACCATCCCAAGAGAAGTGTCAACGTAAGAAGCCAGTATCTCTGGAGGATAAATGTCCATCACTAAATAAATAATAAAAAGCGCCAACATTCCAAATTCCATTTTTGACAATGACTGATAATATGCAGAAAAGTTCATTTATATATTATAGTAAACTATTTTAAGGGAAACCTACGGTTTCCCCTATGACCCCTTCCCTTATTTTTTTATAATTAAAAGGATGGATTATAAAGCGTAAGAGAAGCTTTGCTTCTGAATACATTGGTTCCCTTAATTTTTATAATTAAAGGGAAGGGGTCATAGGGGAAACCGTAGGTTTCCCTTAAGGGAACCTTGGTTCCCTTAATAGTTTATTAAAACAAATTAGAAATAATTCTAAATATATATCTAGTATACATCAAAGAATGAAACCAAATTTTTATAAGAAACCCCAGAAAACCGTTTTCCAAGAAATGCCTAAAACTCTCTCCACATATCTGGGTCCAAAGGGATACACCATACACAAATCTGAATTGTCTGAAGACCAAATCAAATATATTAAAGACACGCTTACAATCCGTCCTCAAACTCCTGGTGCACCCATGGCAACAACAACTTCTTTCCCCGCATATCGCGAATCCACCCAGAAAATATATGTTCCCCGTTATTTCGGAACTGACAATTTTGGGCTTCCAAAGCAGATAAAAATCCCAGAAGGCGACGACATTGACATCCCCTTTGCAGGTTCGTTGCGCGATTATCAACAGGATGTTGTCAAAGCATATACCAAGTCGTGTAGTGGCGGGTTGGTCACATTGGGTTGCGGTGCCGGCAAAACCGTCATTGGTCTAAACATCATTTCCACAATGAAGAAGAAGACGCTTATCATTGTGCATAAAGAGTTTTTACTGAATCAGTGGATGGAGAGAATTCAGCAGTATTTGCCGACCGCACGTGTCGGAAGAATCCAAGGTCAAATCATTGATATTGAAGGAAAGGACATTGTTATTGGGATGTTGCAAAGTCTCTCCATGAAGGATTATGCGGATTCTCTATTTTCATCCTTTGGTCTACTTTTAATAGATGAAGTGCACCACATTGGTTCGGAAGTTTTCTCGTGTTCTCTGTTCAAGATTGTCACAAAATATACACTTGGATTATCCGCGACCATGGACCGAAAGGACGGAACCACCTACGTATTCAAAATGTTTTTGGGGGATATTTTGTATCGAATGACCGAGAAGAAACAGCGATACGTGCAGGTCCGCGCAATCCAGTATCAAAGTGGCGACCGCGAATTTGCCAAGGTGGAGTATGATTTCCGCGGCAATCCGGCGTTCAGCACGATGATATCCAAGTTGTGTGATTATCGGCCGCGCACCGATTTCATTATTCGTGTTTTAAAAGATATGTTTGTAGAGAACCCGAGTCAGCAAATCATGGTGATTGCACACAATCGGAGCATTTTGGAATATATTCATGATGCAATTTTGGAGCAGAAATTTGCGACGGTGGGCTACTATGTGGGCGGAATGAAAGAAGCCGCACTGAAAAAGACCGAAGATAAACAAGTGGTGATTGCCACTTACGCTATGGCGGCGGAAGGACTGGATATAAAAACACTTTGCACCATTGTAATGGTTACGCCCAAAACAGACATTGAACAGTCGGTGGGGAGAATTCTTAGGTCAGACCACGAAATGCCGGTTGTAGTAGATATTGTAGACAGCCATGAACCGTTCCAGAAACAATGGATAAAGAGAAGGGCATTTTTCAAGAAGGAGAATTACCGGATTATCAAGACAAATAGCTCGAATTATCATCCAGATACGAATGGATGGGAAGTGGTTTATGAACCGAAGGTAAAAAAAGAAGCGGCTGCAAAGAAAACAAATGATGACTTGGAAGAAGATGATGATGAGCCAGTGAGAAAGTGCAATATTGATTTGTCGTTATTCACAGCGGAACCGTAAGTATAAGCGAAGCAAAATCCGCACATATGACCCTTTTTTAAGGGAGGGATCATAAGGGAACCGTAGGTTCCCTTAAAATTGAATTTTTATTTAATACTTAAACAGATAAGTATTAAATAAAACAAATCAAAATTTTAAAAAATGGACACTACTCAACAAACCAAACTTACCAAATCCGAATGGGAATCCGTCGAGGTCCCAGTTTCCGAAGATGAAAAACGCGTTCTGAACCTAATTATCGAGGGATATTCCAACGTGAATATTAAACACAACAACAACAAGTCTTTGTTCAGCTATGCAAAAATAGAGAAATCAGACTTGATTGAAACATACTTTTACAAAAAATTCTTCCAACCAATTGTCAAAGATATTGCATGTGGAGAAAAATTTGATTTATCCATCAAAGACGTCAAACTAGACAAGTTAAAAACGGCCGACACAATCCGGCTCAACAACATGAATTCCAACATTGAACAAATGAGTTCAACCATTATTGAATACATCTTTCTCAACTTTGTTAAAGAGATGATGACCCTGTTTTCAACAGGAAACAGCAAGTATGCATTCTACATGTATACGCTCATCCAGCTAAGGAAAATCAGCGTCGAAAACATAAACCAACATGTGTTAAACTTTGTGGATCTTTGTGTAAAAACCGTGAATTCTGAAATGCAGTTGTCAAACATTTTGAGAAACGCATACGAATTCATAGAGAAAAACCCAAACATTTTCAGGTACGGCGACATATCTTTATACGACCACCAAAAACGCCTTTTCAATGTGTTCCGCCAGTCACACACAAGAAATCGCAACTCCACATCCAATCTGGTTTTATACATTGCACCTACCGGCACTGGAAAAACGCTTTCGCCAATTGGGCTTATTAAAAATCACCGCGTGATTTTCGTTTGCGCAGCCAGACACGTCGGAATGGCTTTGGCAAAATCGGCAATATCCGCGCAAAAATGTGTTGCATTTGCCTTTGGTTGCGACACCGCCACAGACATTCGTCTGCACTATTTTGCAGCCGCCGCCTATAAAATTAATAGTCGTTCGGGTGGTATTGGCAAAGTAGATAACAGTGTTGGCACCAAGGTTGAACTCATCATTTGCGACGCAAAATCGTATTTGATTGCGATGTATTATATGTTGTCGTTCAACAATAAAGACCGCATTATCACATACTGGGATGAACCAACCATTGGTTTGGACTGCGCCACGCATCCGCTCCATGAAATCATTCACAGAAACTGGTCGGAGAACCAAATTCCCAACATGGTTTTGTCCTCCGCCACTTTGCCAAAAGAGGAAATGCTGATGCCGATGATTATGGATTTCCGAGCAAAATTCGAAAATGTGGTTCTTACAACCATTGAGAGCTACGATTTCAACAAATCCATTTCTATACTGAACAAATCTGGATTCTCCATTTGTCCCCACAATATGTTTGAGGATTACAATAAGCTCCAACAGTGTGCAGAATATTGCAACGACAATAAGACATTGTTGCGTTATTTTGATTTGAAGGAGATTATACAATTCATCGAGTATTTGAAAACTTCCGGATTCATTCCGGAAGAGTATATGCCAGAGAATTACTTTGAAAACGACATCAGCAAAATAAAGATGAACAGTATCAAGATATATTACTTGGAGTTAATCAAAACTTTAAAAGAAGAAGCCTGGCCAACAATACAAAAATATGTCAGCATAACTATGCGCAGAAAGTTTGATACAAATGAAATCAAAAAGACCACGAGTATGGGGGGGCCCAAGCCTCCGGCATCGGGGAAACCGCTTACAAGAACTTCGAGTGTCAGTTCCGAACCGTCTTACATTGATAAGGCAAAAGCAAGTTCTTTGGCTTCCGGTGGAATATTGCTGACAACCGCCGATGCACATACACTGACGGATGGGCCGACCATTTATTTGACCGAAAACATCAAAACTATCTGCAACTTTTACATCCAGCAGTCCAATATTCCCAAAACAGTATTTGACGAACTGTTTCGAAAACTGGGCGAGAACAATGCAATTGTTGCAAAGATTGCAAAACTAGAAAAAACATTGGAAGACGAACTAGGAACGATTTCAACCAAAGACAAGAAAATGTCGGGCGATGAATTGTCGTCGCCCACTGCGCGCAGAATAGACGAAGAAATCCGCGAACTCAAATCCCAAATCAAGGTTTTGTCACTGGATGCAGTGTATGTTCCAAATACAGTTCAACACCAAGATGTATGGGTGCCTAAAACCGTGGAACAAGCATTTATTCCGAATATTGACCCAGATACAGTGAAGAAAGTGATGGAACTGGAGATTGATGACCGACTTAAAATCCTGCTTTTACTGGGAATTGGGTCATTTGAGTATCAAGAAAACACTGCATATACGGAAATAGTCAAGGAAATGGCAAACCAAAAACGTCTGTTCATGATTATTGCATCGTCGGATTACATTTATGGAACCAATTACCAGTTTTGCCACGAAATCATTGGCAAGGATTTGACAAATATGTCGCAACAAAAGACAATCCAGGCACTGGGACGTGTTGGCAGAAACAATGTTCAACAAGACTATACGGCAAGGTTTCGAGATGACGAGATTATTTACAATTTGTTTAGAAACCAGACGGTCAATATTGAGGCGGATATGATGTGCAAGTTGCTCACGACAGAC